TAACTGATGAAGGTTTACTAGCTCCTTATGGCATCGGGGAGATAAATATCAAGGTGCAGTATCAAGTCCTAATCTAGGTAACAAGGTAAATATCTAAAAACCTAGATTGGATTCATAAATAATACTTAGGAGAATTAAGTAAATGGCTTTAAATCTAATCCGTAACGCCCGAGTATTTGTTACTACAAACGTTAACGCAGCTAATGGGGTATATGCAGGTCATGCTACTACTACTTCTGCAAATACCTTCGAAGTACAGGTACAACAAGGTTTCACCTTCAATCAGGGTACTGCTACACAAAACATTACACTAAATGAAGCAGGCGCTACGCCCACACGTGGGCAACGCGCCTTCAACACAGCTTTAAACCCTGCAGACTTTAGCTTCCAAACTTATATGCGCCCTGTAGTTACTGCAGGTATTGTAGATGCTTGCGAAAAAGTACTATGGAATGCTCTACTAAGCTCTTCAGTTATCCCTACGGCTATAGCAGCAGTATTTACTTCAGCTACTTACACAGTAGGTACAGGTAATATCGCAATTGTAGGTACTAGCATTACTGCAGGTCTTGCAATCGGCTCTTATGTTACCCTAACAGGTTTCGCTGGGGCTAACATGGACTTCAATGGCGTAATTCAGCTAACTGCAGTTTCTACTACTACAGCCCTAACAGGTAACTATATTAACAAACCTGCTAGCACCTACGCAGCACCTACTGCTGCTAGTATTAAGATTTACGTAGGTGCAGGTTGGAGTGCTGGTGTTGGTACAGCTAATACCCCTAACTCTTGCTCAATTATCAGCTCAATAGGTACAGATGTACATGTACTCCAAAAGTTTGCCGTTATTATAGTTGCTGATACAGCAACCTACGTAATTAATAACTGTGGTCTAGACCAAGCTACTGTAGATTTCGGTCTAGATGCTATCTCTAGTATCGCATGGACTGGTAAAGGTACTGCAATTGATACTACCCAAACTACTCCTACTCTAGCAGCTCTGGGTACTACTGTAGCTTCTGGTACAGTATCCATTCTTGGGTATACTGCCCCAGTACTAACTGCTAACTACTTACAAAATAAGCTATCTACCGTTACTTTGCAGTCTAATATCGGAGGTGTAGCAGGAACTTCATATACCTTAGCACTAACAGGCGGTTCAGTGCAGATTCAGAATAACCTGAACTACAAAACTCCTCAGAATCTAGGCGTAGTTAATACACCTATTGGGTATACTACAGGTGTTCGTGCAGTTAGTGGTAATATTACTGCGTATCTACGTACTGGTACAGCTGGTGACGCTGGCTCTCTAATGAGTACTATCCTAGCCGCTTCTGCTACTGCTACAGATACTAAGTATCGTTTGCAAATCGAAATTGGTGGAGCTGCTAGTGGTACTCGTGTTGAGATTGAAACAGATGGTGCAATGCTTTCTGTTCCAACTATTAATACTGCTGATGTAGTAGCTACTCAGATTAACTTCGTAGCTCAAGGTACAGACCAACTAGCCGCAACTACTGGTTACGATCTAACTAAGGGTAATGAACTAGTTGTCCGTTATTTGTCTATCTAAACTGTTTCAAAGGGACTAAGGGGGTTGCAACCCCCTTATCAACCCTCTTTTTCTTCTAATATAATAAGGATAATATCATGGCTGAAGTCGCAACCCTGAGTCTTAGCACTCTTTTAGTACCAAGCAAAGCAACTACTGTTGACTTTCCTGGTTACCCCGGTTTTGAAGTAGAACTATCATTTCTTTCACGTGAGGAACTAATTAAGATTCGTAAAAAAGCAACTACAATTAGTTTTAAGAAGCGTCAACCAGTTGAAGAACTAAATGACGAGCTATTTTTGAGCTTGTATTGCCAAGCTACAATTAAGGGCTGGAAAGGCCTAAAACTTGCTTATGTATCCCAACTTGCTCCTGTTGACCTAACAGGTAAGAACTTAGAAGATACTCTTGGGTTCTCTCAAGAAAATGCTTTATCACTAATGAAGAGTTCAGGTGACTTCGATAGTTTCGTAAGTGAAACTGTTGCAGACCTACAAAATTTTCAGTAAGCCAGTGGCAGCTAGTTGAGAAGCAACTAGACTCATATTTTCAGAACTCAAGCGTAGCAATGACTAAAGAGCAGTACTTAGACATGTGTGAAGTTTTAGGTTCTGAACCTATAGAGGAAGAGATTCCTGTAGAGTTTAGCGACTTGCCTCTGGATATACAAGAAACCTACTGTATCTATGCTATGATGCAGGATATATGGGAACCAATGTCAGGCTCGTATATTGGTAAGAATTACTCGGGGCTTTCAGATATTTTAGATATTATGGAGGTCGATGATAAGCGCACTATGTTATTCTTAATTGAAGCAATAGATAGATTTAGGAAAAAATCAATAGCGGCGCAACGAGCTAACAATGAAACCCCGCCCGCATAAGGTGGGGTTTTATTTTAACTAAAGGAAAATAATGTCTGATGATATAAAAATTGGCCTTAGTGTAGCTGATTCAGGTGGTTCCGTTAATAAACGTGCTGCTGAAGCTAAAGCACTACGTGAAGAACTAGATAAGGTTACTGCTTCTGCTAATGCTGCTAGTGCTGCATTAAAGCAAGCAGCCTCGGCTCAATCAGCGGGGAGTACCTATGCTATGGGAGGTTCTCGTACTAGCCAAAAAGCACCTAGTATAGTAAATACTGATTCTGAAGGCGAAGAAACAGGATATCGTAGAGCTAGAGGAGTAGCTCAAGCAACAGGTGCAGGTGCTCGTGATTTTGCTAGAGAATCCCAAGGACTGGGCGGACTAGTCCATCTGTATGCTACATTTGCAGCTAATATATTTGCGGTTGGCGCAGCTTACGAAATGCTTGATAAAACTTTTTCCGTATCTCGTATGGAAAAAGCTACAGATATGCTATCTGGTAAGTTCGGGGTTAACCTAAAACAAGTATCTAATAACCTAGTAGAAGCAACAGGCCATGCTATTAGTTTTCAAGAGGCTATCCAGTTTACCAATATGGGTACCGCTGCTGGACTAACGGGTAAGCAAATTGAAAACCTAACCGTTATTGCCAAGGGTGCCGCAAATGCTCTTGGTCGTGATATGAGTGACTCTGTTAGACGTATTGTTCAAGGTACAGCTAAGCAAGAGCAGGAGATTCTAGACGAATTAGGCATCTTTGTTAAGGCTAAGGATGCTTATGCTGCGTATGCTAAAAAGATAGGTACTACAGCTAATGAGTTATCCGCTACTGAAAAAGTAAAAGCGTATGCGGAAGCTGTAGCATTATCAGGCGAGAAGTGGAAAGAGTTTGCAGCAATCGAAGACCCATTCTCGAAGTTTCTATCCGCCTCAAAAGAGGCGGGTATTGCCATACTTAAAAACATAGCAGAACCTATTAGTAAAGTACTTGGAGTTTTAGCAGATAGTAAGGGCGCTATTGAAGCTTTAATGGTTTTAGTAGTAGCTAAGCTAGCTGGAATGGCTGTGCCACACTTGGGAGATAAGTTAAAAAAGGCCTTTGCTGTAGACCCCACTGAAATTGCTTCATTTAATGAGTCTAAGGAAGTTAACCTTAAGAATATTGATAGGGATATTCATACTCAAAAAAAGACTCTTAATACTGCTGAAGCTAGTTATGATAAGATTGGGTCACTACAGGATAACATATCTATAAATGGGTTTAATGCTAAACGGCTCTCTGCGCGCCTTAATGCTGATGTAGGGGATATAGCTAGAATAGAGGGTACTGATAGTGTCAAAATTAAAGATGCCATACAAAAATCCATAGTTACTTCTATAAAAACAGAAGATCAGCTAAATGACGCTATTAATAACAAACTTATTAATAAAACCTCCATTCTTGGTAAAATAGAGGTTAATGGTACTACAGTTAATAGACTAACTAAGGAAACTCTAGCGTATGCTGAGGCTACTAATAAGGCTTACCAATCCCAAGTACTTGAGCAAGAGAAATTGAAAGCATTAGAGGGTCATAGAATGTCTATATCTGAAGAAACGCATAAGCGTTCAGATATAAATAACCCCTCTAGAGCCTTTAATAAAGACTTAGTTACAGAGAAAGTTAACCTAATTAACCAAGACCTAGGCTCTTCAGGTATTGGAACATGGGAAAAACTAGGTAATACTTTTAGAAACTTAGGTGGAATAGTATCAGAGGCCAAAGGTAACTTTACTAGTTTGGGGGGCATAGCCTTAAAAACTGGGGCAATTATCCAGATGGTAGGTGTGGCAAGTAGTTTAGCTATAAGAGGCTTACTAGCAGTATTAGGTCCACTAATGCTAGCTTGGACAGCTTGGGAACTAGTAGGGGCTCGGATAGCTGAATCTTTAGGGTTCTTTGGTAAGGAAGCCTCTGTAGCCTCAGATAGTGCTAAAATACTAAAAGAGGATGCGGATATACTTACGTCAGCCACTTTAGCCCTTAATAAGGCTGAAGAAGACGCTACTATGACTAAGAAGGGGCTAGCTAAATACTCCGAGGCGTATGCTTCTGCACTAAATCAGCAAGTAGATGCTACTAGAATGGCTATAAATAAGTCCATCGAGGAAGAGGCCTCCTTTAAAAATAGGGGCATAGTATACTCTATATGGCGAGCAGCCGTGGCCCAGCTAACCCTAGTATTCAATAAATTGGGCGAAGCTATTAGTTTTGTAGGAGAAGTCGTATCCTCTAAGTTCTCTAACATAGGCGAGGGTATTAGTACTGCACTATTTAGAGCTAATATTATAATAGATAATAGCCTTCATAAGTTAGGAAGACTAGGAGATATCATCCTTAGTATACTTAATGGTGTTCGAGACCTAGGCTCTTTAAGCTCGGACGCCCCTGTTGATAAGAAGGAGGGTAACCTAGATAAAGCTCGTAGACTCATAGGAGTTACAGACTCAGGTGAATCTCAGGCTAAAATACTATCTAACGAAATAGCTAGCTTACAGGCTATTATAGATGCTAAAGACTCCACAAAAGGTTTAAAAGCCTACGCGGAGTCCGCGAAGCTGAGTGTACAGAGCAACCTAGCGCTTGTACGCAAGGAGATGGATGCTGCCGCAAAGGGAATAACCTTATCTACCTCTACTGATATTCTAAAGTTAGCTCAAGTAGGACACACTACTGCTTTAGCGGTACTAGAGAAGGGGAAGAAAGAATCCGCTGATCTAGCAAGAATAAGGGAGAAGGATTCACAAGACCCTACAGAAGCTAACTCTAAAGAGTTAGCTATGCGTGAAAAGCTAGCTAAAGGGTTCGAGAGTCTATACCACTTAAGGGTGTCTAACGAAGAAAAACTACAAGGGTACGCTAGTAGTAATTTAATATCTCAAGAGTTCTCTAAAAAGGCTAAGGTAATAGAGGCGCAGTTTGCTAAGGAGGCTTTAACAGCAAAAGGAGACGAACTAGAACTAGCTAAATTACTTAGGGTAGAAAAGCTATCTGAGCTAAAAATACAACAAGCAATTATAGAAGCTACCCAGCAGTCAAAGAAAGCAGCAATGGATGCCGCAGAGGGTATCCGTAACAAAAAGCTTGCAGTTAGCTCCTCTGGGTTAGATATAGCCTTAGGAAATACTACACAGATTGAGCATACTAAACTAGTAAATGAGGAGAAACGTCTAGAACTAACTAGAAAGAGAGCAACAGCAGAGGCTCTAGTGGTATCTTTTAGTAAGTCTGGTATACTGAGTACAGAAGCGTCTAATAAGCTACTAGAAGCGGATCTAGCCCTTAATATCTTTGACTTAGAAGTACAGAAGGCTGAGGTCCTACGAGACCAAGTATCTACACGTAATAAGCTCACTAACCAAGCTTTCCTATACTCTGAGTATATGAAAAAGGCTATTGAAGAAGGTGCTACACTTGCTGACTTCACCTCTTCAGAAGTCAAGGGTGAAGAACTAGTTCTTCAAAAGATGAATCAGCAGTTAGTAACACTGAATACTCTATCTGGAACTGAAAAAGTGTCATTTGCCGAAAAACTTAAGTTAGAGACTGATCTAGCACTTAAAGATGCTCAGAAACTAGAACGTAAGCGTGTATTACGTAATCTAGAGCAGGAAATAGATAAAATCGGTACTACTAAGCTAACTAAAGATCGAGTAATGCCCGTACTAGCAGACGAATCATTCGCCAGATTTGAAGACTTCCGCAATAAAATGCGAGGCGTCATAACAGGCACCTTTGATGCAGTTTACAAAGGTATGGATGGTGTGATTGACTCTCTAACTACTAAACTAATGAAGCGTCAACGTATTGACGGAAGAGCCTTAATACGCGATTTCGGCAATGCAATGGCCGAAGAGTTTAGGCAAATGGCTGCGGATCGTATGAAGTTATCTCTTCGTACTATGATTACTAACTCTCTAGGAGGTCCTGCAGCTGATAAAGCTAGGGAAGATAAGCGAGCTGAGGATATAAAGCTTGGAGGTCTTGATCTTAAGAGTATTATAGCAAAAACTGCAGGAGATACCTCCGCTAAAGCCAAGGAGGGGGCTCTAGGTACAGAGGCTACTACAGATGCGGGTAAAAAGGCTATAGAGGCTGCACGTAAGGGAACAGCTGATGCAGTTAATAGCCTAACAGACGCCCAGTTAAGTGTATCACTACTAGATAGGATTGCTAAGGCTACAGAAACTACAGCTTCTAGAACTTTAGACCCATCAATTCCTAAGCCAGCAGCCGTACAAGCAGTTGATAATGCTAGTGCCGTCCAAGTTAATAAAGCAATAGGTCAAGTATCTAAGGATGCTGCAATAGCACCTGGAGTGCTGCCTAGTACTGTAGGAACTGGATGGATGGATGCAGGTTCTACTAAGAATAGTATAGGTAACGCAGGTATTGGTGCACTATCAGGACTTTTAATGAGTAAACTAATGGGCGGTAATAATAAACTTGCTCCTTGGATTTCTGCTATAGGAGGAGGGCTTCTAGGGGGTTTAGGGAACCAACAAGGCGGTATAATGGGAGTCATAGGAAAGCTATTTGGATTTGAGAATGGTGGGATTATGTCTTCGATGGGCTCTCTACCTCTGAATAAGTATGCTAATGGAGGTATAGCCGCAACACCACAATTAGCCTTATTTGGGGAGGGTAGAATGAATGAAGCATTTGTTCCATTACCTGATGGTCGTAGCATTCCTGTTAGTATGAAGAGCCCAATAGGTGCAGGTAATAATGTATCTAATCAGGCGAACCAAGTAACAGTTCATGTTAATCCTACTACAGGAACTTCTAGTACTAATGCTTCCGGTAATGACCCAACTATGATGCAACAGCTGGGCGCAAGTATAGGTGCAAAAATTCGTGAAGAATTGATGTTCCAAAAACGTCCTGGTGGACTTCTCTACTAGGTTGTAGTATCGAGTAGCTCGGCAACGGGCTACTCCTTAGTACACTAACAATAATAAAGGATAATAAATATGGCCGCAGTATTTACATGGGTTCCCTCACTAAACTTCCGTAAACAAGTGAAAGCTCGTAATATTATAGCACAGTTCGGGGAAGGATACGCTCAGCGTACTGCCGAAGGAATTAATACACAAACTAATTCATGGTCCCTTAGTTTTGTAAATCAACCAATTGACATAGCCAATGCAATTGAGGACTTTCTTAGTACAGCTGGAACTGGTATTGCTACAAATGCGGGTAATGTGTACTTCTTATGGACACCCCCTAATAGTAGCGTACAGTACAAGGTTATATGTGATACATGGGATATTGAGGATACTTCTCATATATCCCGTACAATAACTACTACGTTTAATAGGGTATTTGACCTATAAAATTTTATACTTGACTTTTTCTTTTGAGCTTGCTATACTAGTTCAAATAATCTATTGGTAGTAATATATGGAAGCCCATAAAAATATATCAGGTGAGGGAGGAGTAGTAACACCTCAACTACCCTACTATAACCCCCTTACAGTAGGCTATCTGTCTATAAGTACAAGTATAGATACTAACCCTAATCCTAACCCCGCAATTATACCTGGTAGTACTAATACTCAAGTAAATCCTATAATTAAGGGTGTGTACCAGTCTTTAAACCCTGGTGCTATTGTAGAACTATTCGAACTAGATACTTCATCTATAGAACCAGCTACTCCAAATGTATATAGATTCCACTCAGGAGTATCTTTAGCTAATACAGAAGTAGTATGGCAGGGTAGAACTTACTTTAGATACCCGATAGAAAGCTCAGGATACGAGTGGACAGGTAAGGGTCAGTTACCCAGACCTACTTTAAAAGTAGCCAATATTAGCGGATTAGTAAGTGCTATGAACCGAACTAAGCAAGATTTAGTAGGTGCAAAGATTACTCGTAGGCAAACTTTTTATAAGTATATGGATGAAGTAAATCATTATACTGGTATTAGTTTAACAAAAATGCCATGGCAAGTAGCAGTAACTATTAGTACAGTATCAGCCTCGCAGGATACAACAGTAGCTACTAATACGATGTTAAGTAGTTTCCCAATTAGTAGTACTGATTCTAGTTATTGGGAAACTTTAGTAACTATGGTAGGCTCTGGTATTTATTTAGGTATAGCGTACTCTGGTAATTCTCTTAAGTATGGAACTACTGGGTACTTAGGTGTAGATACCTTATCCTGGGGGGCCTTATCTTCTGGAACTTTTTGGTATAACGGAGTATCTAGTACACTAGGCTTTACATTTACTACGGGGGATACTGTTGGAATACTATATACCCCCAGTACTAATAGCTTAACTTTTTACTTAAATGGTGTACTAGCTAGTGTAAAGACCCTAAATGCGCCATCCTCTATACAGCGAGCATACCCTGCTATTACTACCTCCACCTCTAGTGCATGTAAAATCGAGTGGGATGCTACTAAAGTTACGTATCCAATAAATCATAGTATGTATATGTATAAAATACCTAAACAGGGTGGATTTTATACTAATAACTCCGACAACCTAAGCGCAGCAGACGCACTAATCCCCAAAACTATTAGTGATTCCACTATAACTCGGGGAACCGGTGCAAGTAGCTGGCTATCTAGGTCTATAGGACCTAAGTTATTTAAAGGTAAGTATTACGTAGAAGTTAGCCTAACTGTAGGAGCTAATATGATGGTAGGTATTGCTAATAACCTACTAACTACTGATGCCTCTACGCATTTAAATACTAATGTATGGGTATACGATTTATATAACGCAGCTATATATGCTAATGGTGTACCTACTAGTGCAGGGCCCGCAGCTACTTTGGGAGCTAATATAGGCATCGCTATAGATATAGACTTACGTACTATTAGTTACTATATAAATAGCAGTACTATACCATCAAAAGTGCAAACTTTTATTTTACCAGTAAATGGGTATGTATATCCTATTGTTTCTTGGTTTGATGCCGCTACATCTATCAAAATAAGATATGGATCAGCGTTTATAGATAATGCCTTTATTAATACTCCGCCTCCAGGTCACCAACCACTGCCTGCTGTTTCTAATCAAAATATATCTACAGATGTAACTGTAGCCTTGGATGATGAGGTATACTTCATTAATCGTAAAATTAATGAAAATAGGGTACAAGTAGACTACGAGCTATCCTCATCTTTAGATGTACAAGGTATTAAATTACCCCGCAGACAGGTACTACAGAATATCTGTGCCTGGGCCTATAAAGGTGCAGAGTGCGGGTATACTGGACCTGCTGTAGCAGATAACCTAGACCAACCTATTTTTTCACCTGCTACTACTTCTAGTAATAACTTACCAGATAGCTGCAGTAAAACATTAGATGGATGTAAAATGAGATTTAATGGGCTAATTTTACCATATGGCGGCTTCCCAGGTAGTTCATTAATATGATAAGTACTAAGGAGTACTTAAAAGTTTTAGCGCATGCTAAGGCTGAATACCCAAAAGAATCTTGTGGTGTTATAGTTAGTACAGGAGAGTATATTCCTTGTACTAATATAGCAGGTTCTGATAGCGAATTTATTATAAGTTATGAGGAACTAGACAGCTTAGGGAAAGAGATACTGAAGTATATACACTCACACCCTACTACAGCTCCCATACCCTCTGAAGCTGATAAGCAAGGTATGCAGGCTACTGGTGTACCTTGGGGCATAATTAGTCCTAATACAGGAGACTACTTTGAGTATTTACCAGATAATACTATACCTCCTCTAATTGGTAGAGAGTTTAAGTTTGGGTCTATGGATTGTTACTCAATAGTACGTGATTACTATAAGTTAACGTATAATATAGACTTAATAAATCCTACTAGAGAAGATAGCTTCTGGGAACTTGGTAAGTCTTACTATATAGACTACTATGAAGCTGCAGGATTTATAAAAGTTATAGACTTAAAAATTGGTGACGTTATATTAATGACAATTGGCGCAAGTATCCCAAATCATGCAGCCGTGTACTTGGGAGACGAGCGTATGATACACCATATACAAAATAGGTTATCTAGTGAAGATATATACTCAGGGTACTGGGTTAAACGTACTGTAGGGTACTATAGGCATAAGGATACTATTAATGAAAAAAGTTAAGCTATATGGGCATTTAGCAAAGGAATTTGGTGAAGAATTCTCTTTTTTAGCCAAATCCCCTGCAGAAGTTATACAGCTTTTAAATATTAACTTTAGTACTTTTCAGCAGGCTATACTAAACTTCAAAGGGGAAGGATACCTAGTTAAAGTTGGTATAGATATACTACCACTAGAAGATATACATAAGCCTACTTCTTCCTATGAAACTATCAAAATTATTCCTATAGTTAAAGGAAGTGGTGGTGGTAAGGGTGGGGGTCTTCTAATGTTAATAGCTGGAGCTGCTCTAATAGCCTTCTCAGGGCCTATAGGAGCAGCTATGGTAGGATCTGAAGTAGGGGCTACTACACTAGGGTTAACTGCAGGAGCTTGGGGCAGTATAGCCTCTTCTATAGGTATGTCTCTAGTATTATCCGGAGTTTCAATGCTACTATACTCACCCCCTCCTATACCCTCTAACGCCCAGTCTATTAATTTTGATGGTGCAGTTAATACAATTAAACAAGGGGAATGTGTACCTGTAGGATATGGTAGGTGTATGGTTGGTTCCGCTGTAATTAGCGCGGGTATTAGTACTCAACTATTTAATGGTATATGATGAATAACTGTTTTAATATTAGCTATCCTGGAGTATCAGGGCAAGGTGGAGGCGGTGGAGGTAAGGGAGGGTCTAGTGGTGGAGGCGTAGAAGCCCCTGATAGCTTATTCTCCCATCAGTATGCTAAAGTTTTAGATGCTATATCCGAGGGGGAAATTGTAGGCTTAGTAAATGGATTACAGTCAGTATTTTTAGATGATGTACCTTTAATGAACACTTTAGGGCAGTATAACTATCAAGGATTTAGCTTGGCCTTTAGAACCGGCGTACCTAACCAGTCTATTATACAGGGATTTAATGCACAGGAGTCTAGTCAACCTATAAGTACTAGACTTAAGTATGGTGCACCATTAATTAGGTCAGTACTTTCTAATACAGTTGATAGCGTAACAGTATCTATAGGTATTCCTAATTTAGGTAGTGTAGACTCTAATGGTAATATTAATAGTACTATTGTATCCTATAGTATAGAGATTAAGCAATCTGGTGGAGCATGGTATCCTGCTAACCTATCTTCTACTAGGTATGTAGTTTATAGCAATACTACGGGTATTGCCACTACACCTATAGCTACGTCTATAATAGATGTAACAGCTACTATTGCCCTTGTATCTACATGGAGTAGTACAGGAGTAGCTAATGCGGCCCCTACTGGAACATTTGTACTAGAGTACGCCCCTATTAGTACCGGAGTATATATACTAGCTGCAAATTTAACACTTAGTCGAACATTACGGCCAAATGGGCTAGTTTACGCCTACGATATATCTGTACCTAGTTTTAGTATACCAACTGCTGGGCAATACTTAGTTAGGGTTAGAAATAGTACTACAGGTACAGTGTACCCCTGCATAGTTGGGTGCTCTACGGCTTCCTATACATATACTATAAATGGTAAGTGTACAGGTAAATATATATCTGATCACTATATTAGTTTAGCTGGAATTCCTAACTCAGGATTCCCTGTGGATATTAGAGTTACTAGATTAACACCAGATAGCTTATCTGCAAAGCTTAATAATGAGACTTGGTGGGAAACGTTTACTGAAAGAGTAGAAGTTCCTATTAACTATACTAATACTGCAATTGCAGGCCTACAAATAGACGCTAGGTACTTTAGAGGTATTCCTAAAAGGTCATACGATTGTAAACTACTAAAAGTAAAAGTACCCAGTAACTACTTTCCTGAGAAACAGATAATAGTATCGGCAGGTCAAACTACACAACAAGCGCTACTGCAAAGATACACTAGAAATGCTACTACAGGTGTAGATACAGGAGTTCTACAAGTGTGGGATGGCACATTTTATACCGCTTGGACTGATAACCCCGTTTGGTGTTTTTATGATATGCTTACAAATACTAGGTATGGCCTAGGTAGTCATATAGCCTATAAGAATATTGGAACTACTAATTTATACAAGATAGCCCAGTACTGTGATGAACCCGTACAAGATGGGTTTGGTAATTATGAGTCTAGATTTACTTGTAACCTTTATATACAGTCTAGAGGGGATGCTTACCAAGTACTAAATACTATGGCATCTGTATTTAGAGCTATGGTATATTGGGATAGTGTAAGGGGTATGACTGCTGTACAGGACGCACCAGGTAGTATTATTGCTCAGTTTACTAATGCTAATATTATTGACGGTACTTTTAACTATACAGGTTCGGCGTCTCAAGCTAGGCATACTACAGCTCTAGTTACTTGGAATGACCCTGCTGAGCACTATAAGCAAAAAGTCGAATTTGTAGAAAACGCTACAGATGTATCTAGATTTGGTGTTAATCAACTTGATATCCCTGCTATTGGGTGTACCTCAAGAGGGCAAGCACACCGTATAGGTAAGTGGGCCTTATTTTCAGAATCGTTGGAAACTGAAATAGTACATTTTAAAACTGGCTTCGAAGGCCTAAGTATAAAGCCAGGAGATTTAATCCGTACAATAGATAGTTTCCGTGCGGGTTTACGATATGGTGGTCGAATAGCTACAGTATACCCTAGTATTGACTTAGCTGTATTCACTGGTATAGGTAGTCTATCTAATACCTCACTAAATATAGGTATACCCTATGAGCAATTGACCGCGTATATAGATATATATAGTATTGTTACTACTAGCATTACTCTTAGTATAGAGAGAGTAGGTATACCTCAGAATATCTTTGTTACTCAAGTAATACCTGCGGGAATATGGTCTAGAGTGCAAGTAAGTGGTACTCTAGATAGTAGTACATCTAGTCCTTTAGTAAAAGTTACCAGCTCTGCTACAACTTCGTTATACTTTGGTAAAGCACAACTAAATAATGGGCTAACAGCTCAGCTTTTTGATACCATAGGTACAGTAAATAAATTAACTTTTCCGCATATATTAAGTAATACTGCCTGGGTAAAGGTAAATACTGCAATAACTACTACTAATACGGCACAAGTAACTATAGATGCACCCATAACCTTAGCTACGGGTACTACGTATACGCTATCTTCCCAGACAGCTATAGGCACTTTAATAGATATGCCCATAGTTAATACAACTATGGGTAGTACACAAGTTCTACAAACAGCCCCTATGCTAGCACAGTTACCTCAAGAAGGAGCTATTTGGACAGTTACTAGTAGCGTACTAAATCCTGAAACTTGGCGTATTATGTCTATAGTTGAAGATCAAAAAGGTATCTATGCGGTTACTGCTTTAGAGCATAATACAAGTAAGTACGATGCAATTGAAAAAAACCTACAACTACAAGTACTAAATACTTCAGTAATAACTACTGTACCAACACCTGTTACTAATATATTAGTAGTTGGCAGTAAATATACTATATCACCTGGAGTACAAGGTACTAAAATGAGTATATCCTGGGATAAGTCTCCTACAGCAATTAAGTATATTGTTAGTTATATTGAAAATGCTAATCCACTAATAGAACTACCCCCTACTGCTAATACTTCAATAGAAATACTAAGTGCTGTTGTAGGAGCTACATATACAATTACAGTTACTGCGTATAACGCACTAGGAAAGGCGTCTCCTTGACAACTATAAATTTTACATTTGTATTAACTCCTAGTACTCCTGCAGATGTTACTAATTTTAATATAGCCATAGTTGGATCTGCAGCTACTTTAAGCTGGGACCCTGTATTAGGGGACCCTGACTTAAGCCACTATGTTATACGATATTCTTCGGATTTAGTAACCCCTCTATGGAATAATAGTAGCATATTAATACCTAGTATTCCCGCTAAGTCAGGAAGTGCTATAGTAGTTTCCTTAGTAGGGTCTTACCTTATTAAAGCAGTAGACTTACAGGGGTATGAAAGTAATAATGCCTCTATAATTAGTACTACTATAGCAATACTAGATACTATTAATGTGATATCTACACATAATGAAACAGCTTTACTAGGAGCTAAAGTTAATTGTGGTGTTGGGGCAGGTATTTTGTATACCCAAGGAAACTCCGCGAGAGCTTGGAGTACTATGAGTGACGTAGTTAATATGGCTTATGGTAGTACTAATAGCTTACTTGGTATTACTGATAAAGACCCTTTACATACAGTAGCTAGTGATGGTACGGTGACTTTGGCTAGCCTATCAGGTTGGCGTACTTTTAGAGCCCCCGTAGGGATATCTAGAGGTAAATGGTACTGGGAAATATACTGCTCCTCGAATGATATATCAGCTAACTATGCGGCATACCAAATGGTAGGGGTATCTGAAGCAGCCCTTAATGTAGGGTACCCTAGTTTGGGTAGTAATCCTGGTCCAGCACATATGTATTATGGTGCTACAGGACTATCCTATGGTAATGGTAGTACTGGACAAGCGTTACTTGGGGGGGTTTCACGTCCTTGGGCGGTACTTAACACGGGGCCATACACTTTAGGTATTGCTTTTAATGCTGATATTGGGTTAGTAGAGTACTACTTGAATAATGAGTACCAAGGGGCTATTCCTACTAACTTACCTAGGAATAGCCTAGTATTTCCTACAGTATCTCAGTATGCTGGTTGGGCAGGTGTTACACAGTCTGCATTATTTAACTTTGGTAGTACAGCATATAAGTTTACACCACCTATAGGGTATTTAAGCCTTACTAATGGAGTAATGCCTAAAGCTTATTACTACTTTAGAGGAATACAAGATACTAAAATAACTACTGATACCTCTCCTAGTATATTACTAACTAATAATGGTTTAACTATTCAAACAGCAACTACTACACCTAATTCATGGCATAGTGCTAGAGCTAATATTGGGGTATCTAAGGGTAAATGGTATTGGGAAGTAAGTGTAACTCAGAATTGTTTACTAGGTATTTCTCAAGCTTCCCATGTACTTACTAATTACTGCGGATCGGGTATTACAGGGTATAGCTGGAGACCTAGTATTGGGCAACGATATAATAATGGGGTAGCTACTACTACAACAGGATACCCATCTAAAGACTTAAGATGGTTAATAGGGGTATGTTTAGACTTAGATACTAATGTGTTAATATTTTACTATGATGGAATGTATATCACTGAGGCAGCCATAGCGAGTGGTACCTACTACCCTACTTTATCAGTATATAATAGTGTAGCTAATGTACCTACGGATGATGCTAGGTTTAACTTTGGGGCAAATGGATTTATGTTTAATCCACCTGAGGGGTTTGAACCTTTAGTACTCCCTACTATTGACCTAGGAGTTAATACTACATCTAGAACTATTACAGATATTAGTTATACTCCACATAATATTCTTAATCTAGCAGTTGGTTGGAGTAATATGGCTAGTATAAGTGAGTTCTCAGGTACTGCAGCAGCAGATGCCTCTGCATTAATAGAGGTCTCTACTTCTCTAGACACATTTACTTGGGCTCCCTGGGCCCCTTTAGTAGCAGCTAGTTTTACTACTAGATACTATAAGCTACGAGTAAAACTACTAAGTACGCATAGTATTGATACACCCCTAGTATCTCTTATTAATGCAGTAATTGATATGCCAGATGTAACTCAAGCTGGTAATAATATAGCTTCCTCAAGTACTATAGATACTACTTGTGTTTATAGCTTTCATGAAGTTCCTGCTATTGCTATAGCTGGGCAAAATATGGCTACAGGGGATTACTACTCTATAACTAGTAAAACATCTAGCGGATTTACCGTTAATTTCTATAATTCCAGTAATATACGTATTTCACGTATATTTGACTGGGTAGCTAAAGGATACTAATGTCACAATTTGATTGGGGTACGTTAAACCCTCTTACAGAATCAGGAACTCAATTAATGCTAGACCTTAATGCGTTTAGGTCCGCAGTTGAAAGTACACATAGTGGAACAGTTAGACCTACGTATCTAGGTGCAGGGGGTACTTGGATTAATAATGCTTCAACTCCTTGGGTAGTTTACTCCTGCACTACTAGCAATAGTGCAGGAGACATAGTAATAGGGTACTTAGACCCTACAACACTAGTATATATTGGTGTTACTACAGAAGGACTTCTATCTAAAAGTGTAGCAGGGGCCTCTAATGTTACTCTAACACCTATTGAGAGTATTAATAGTATCTTTGAATTTACAGGGGCTCTAACTGCTAGTATAGCAGTAATAGTACCTGATACTAAGAAGCGCTATCAAGTGGAGAATTTAACTACTGGTGCGTATACCTTAACTATAAAGACGGCAGGGGGTTCGGGTATCTCAGTACCCCAAGGTACTACAGCTTCTCTATACTGTAATGGAATAAATATAGAAGACTCTAATAGCTCTAAACAGGGTATTAGTGGCCAGATTTCAGGCTTCCGTAACAAGATCATCAATGGAGATATGCAGGTAAGTCAGGTTAATGGTGGGACTGCGGTTACACCAACTGGCCTAGTTTATCCAATTGACCAATGGCAGTTTGTGCCAAGTGTAAGTTCTAAGTTAACATTTCAGCAAGTAGTTGACGCACCTGCAGGGTTCAAGTATTCGACGAAGATTACAGTTGCTACTCAATACTCACCATCAGCAGCAGATTACTTAATATTCCAGCAACCTATTGAAGGTCAAAACGTTGTTGATCTTGGCTTTGGTACATCAACCCCTGCAACCATTGCCGTAAGTATGTGGATTAAGGGTTCTATAGCTGGAACTTACGCATTCTCTATAACAAACCAAGGTGTAAGAGCTTATGTAGGTACAGTTAGTGTAACTGCTAGCTGGACTAAACAAACTGTAGTATTAGTTTGTGATAATATAGGTGTTTGGACTACTGATAACACTCAAAGTGCAACAATCAGGTTCGACTTAGGGTGCGGAACTAATTATTCACAAGCGGCAAATACTTGGGTGGCTGGTACAATTGGTAATTGCAGAACTTCAACCTCGACCATTTTTTGTAATCAAGTAGCTGGTAGCACCTTAAACATCACAGGTGTACAGTTAGAGCAAGTCTCTCCAGGCGCTACGCAAGGCACTGCGTTTGAGCACGTTAGTTACGCTGACCAGTTGAGAGGGTGTCAGAGGTACCTCCCATACTTTAATGCTGGGGCTTATAGCATGGTTCTACAAGCTACGGGCGCTACAGCGGCATATGGAGGACCTATTACATTCCCGGTTCAGACTAGAGTAGGTGTGACGGGTATTGTTTCGGTAGGTGTAGCTACTGCCTCAGCAGCTAATGGCGTATCGGCAGGGGGAACCCTAGGTGTATACATAAGTAGCAATACAAATCCGACTATTAGTATGACGGGATGCACGGGGTTAGTTGCGGGTAACGCCTCAGCAGTGTTTGGAATGTCAGCAGTTTACTTTACTGGGAGTCAAATGTAATGAACTGGAAACTTTCGCAAGACGGATTATCGGCTTATCGCGCACTGGACAACGGTGGCGTGGAATCAAGACTTATTAGCGCAATTGACCCTAGTGAAGTAGTGCTTCCAGCTGACCCATTCCCTAACCCTCAATTAGGTATTATTGACGCCCAGTTAGCCGCTTTGGATATTAAAAGAATTAGGCCTATAGCAGAAGGGGATAGTGTATACCTAGCTACTTTAAATATACAGGCTACAGCACTACGAGCACAGCGAGCGCTTCTACCTACTACAGTATGATAGCTAGCCTAGCTAAGTGGTTAGTCTTATCCCTAGCGGGATTAAGTCTAACCATACTTACAGTACTTCTAAGCCCCCTGCTTGCGCTAACTATAAGCACAGAGGGGTACTTACCTGCCTGGCTAAGTTGGTTTCAAACTCCGGACGCCCCCGCTATAGGGGATAAAGGATTTCAAGAAACTCAAATGTCTTGGACTACTAATAAGTACATTTATGCCCTATTCTGGCTATGCAGAAACCCTGCATATGGGTTCGACTATAATATACTTAGTTTTTCAGTACTTAAAGGTTTCAATTTAAAAAGTTTTGGAAACCCAAAGGTATCCAATAGTCCTTTAGTAGAGGGTTGGTGCTTTAGAAAACTAGTTCAAGGTACTAAGACTTACTTTCAGTTTTACTATGTTAAGACTTGGTCAGCTAACTACTGCATAAGGCTAAACTTTGGATGGAAACTATGGGGAGACATACACTCAGGGCAACTAAAACCTTTAGTATGTTCTCCAATGGTTACTGCAAAGTACACGTTGTAAAATTTTAACCTTGACAATTTAATATGTGGGTAGTATAATTTAAAGATACTTATACTACCCACCTACTTATATGACTGAACAAACTAGACGTAATAGCGACCATAGTATGATGGATATTACATCCATGATAGCCGCCGAGGATGACGCAAAACAGCGAGCATTTTTAATAGTTCTAAACTCTATAAATATGTCCTTAGTGGCTAATACAGCCACTATTAGGGATATATCTAGTAAACTAGAAACTCACCTTGATAACTTTGAAGTGCATACTGCAGCGGAGGAAGCCTTACTTAATAAAGGTAAAGGTGCTTGGAAAGTTATGGCTTGGGTAGTAGGACTAGTACAATCCCTAGCTTTAGCTTTATGGCTGACTATCAGTGCAGATGTTAATAATATTCACATAAGTGTCCAGGAATCTCGAGATAGTACTAGCCAACTGGGTGCAAGGGTACTAGTTCTTGAATCAAAAAAATAAATAAAGGAACATTATGACAATCGTAGTAGACGGAATTAATTCTGCATCTTCAGTATGGATTGTAGCGCCTAGTGACTCAGTTGACTTAGCTTATACAACTAGAGCTATTAGAGTTACTGTGGGGGGTGCAGTCAAAATTAATACACTAGCGGGGGATACAGTAGTTTGCGCATTCTTAGATGGAGAAACTCGTGCTATTCGTGCAACTAGAATTTGGGCAACTGGCACCACTGCCACAGGCCTAGAAGGGATGTACTAAATGTTAGGCCTAGGCTTTGGCTTAGGCCTTTCGCGTATGGGGACGTTTAAACCTAATCCCTTCGCCACAGCCTCCTTCTTCGCCCCTCTAACCTCCTCGCTGGCATTGACTAAAGGTACGGGAGTGGCTACGTTTACGCGGGCAACAAGTGCGACTGTGATGGGATATGCTCCAACAGCCGTTGCTGGTGATGCACAGGTGTTGCTTACATGTGCAGCAGGCGAGGCGAGGTTTGAAGGTGCGCGGCGCGTATCTCAAGGGGTATGGTCTGAGATATTAAGTGATGGTACAGCAATCCCCGCAGCGACACTCAAAGGTTATCTAGCCGAGGGGGCGGCGACTAATTTGTGTTTGCAGAGTAATACTTTTACTTCTGCACCTTGGGTTGGCTACGGTAGTACAGTCGCATTAGCTCCCTCAATTGTAGATCCTAGTGGCGGCGCTAATAGTTATTTACTAAGTGCAGGTGCAGGAGCCGCGTATTTTCTCCAGTCAGGCAATATAGCTGCCAATAATACTCGCTCTATCTGGATGAAAGCAGGGACTACTCCATATGTATGGTTGAGTGGTGTTTACGCAAACAACTCAGAGGCTTGTTTTGATTTATTACTAGGGGTTGTCCAGCGCGTAAATGGAGTGGGCACTACTGCAAGCATGGTGGCTTATCCAAATGGTTGGTATAGATGTAGCCTAACCTCTCCTACTGTGGATCCTTATTTTTACCTAGTTGTCAGCCCTAAAAGTTTTTCAGGCTCTTTAAACGCAGCAGTCACAACATCAGCTTGCACTTGTTACATCTATGGAGCACAAGCAGAACTCGGCGCAACAGCAACATCCTACATCCCAACAACAACAGCCGCGGTTACGCGGAATGTGGATGTGCTTACTTATCCTAGTGCGGGGAATATGGTCGGGGGTATAGGCGCTGCGAGCGTAGATATGTGTACATCTGGCGGTCACGCGATTGACACAGGTAGGGCGGTAATTTCAAGCTTTGTAGGGGCGCAAGGGATGCCTATAAGTGGCAACTTTGCGGGAAATAACACTGTCGGGATATATGACGGGGTAAGTTATGTAGCAACAAATATCTCGTATGGCCCTTTGCTGGCACCCACCAAAGTAGCAACTACATGGTCAGGAACAGTTGCTATCGCATCAGTGCAAAGTGGAATTAGCGCCTCTGTGGCGATTGTAGGGATGCCTATAAGTTCTTTTATCGGTATCGGATGCTGGCCTGGAGGAAATGCTCCCTTAGGGGGAAACATCAAAAACGTCCGCCTCTGGACTACTCAACTCACCGCCACCCAACTGGTACAGATAACAATATGAACTACCATACAGTAATAGCAGTAGAAAAGCGCATCAGCACGGTAACTGCCCCACGGCAGTTGGCTATCCCTATTACATCAGGGGCAGTATCCACAGGTGTGCTGGATGCCAATGGATTACCTGTCATTGATACCTCCACTCAGGTTGAAGAGCTGCACAGCATGGGTACAGCGATTCAGGCGCTAACTAATCCGAATCTAATCTACTGTGCCGAGTGGGATGGTGTGGCAGATCACGTGACTGTGCTCAAAGGTAGTATGGTAGGGCTTAACATGCAGTATGCTGGGTGGCCTGATCGGGATACACCTGTGAGGGGGGTTACAAATGGATTGTTATAGCCTAGACCAGGTTGGCTTAGTAATTATAATAGTACAGTGTGCAATATTATACGTACAGTTACTTAGGTCTTTCCCTTATTTTTGTAAAAGGTGTAATAAACGTGATAACACTTGAACAGTATCTAATGGGCAGAGACTTAAAATACTCTTGCTCAGAAGAGGTAAAAACTAATGCTTTAGAGACTATAAAGCGTACTAATGAGCTAAAGCTTATCTACGGTATTAAAGAAGATATAGTAGCGTCAGGGTGGAGGCCTGCGGCCATCAACGACACTACTTGCAACGCTGCTAAAACAAGCACGCATATAACTGGTCAAGCACTAGATACTAAAGACCCTAATAGAAAGTTTGCTAAGTGGTGCTTGCAGAACTTACAGGAACTAGAAGAAATAGGCTTATGGATGGAAGACCCTAGGTGGACACCTACATGGGTGCACCTACAGACTATCCCGCCTAAGTCAGGTAAGCGAGTTTATATACCATCTACAAAACCTGCGTTGGCACCACCATTAATTTAAAGGACTAGAATGATAACTAGAGTTCTAAGTAACGCAGGAGCACCTTTGGTAAAGCCAGATGGAACTCTTTTAGCAAATGTACAGGTATCTTTCTTACTAGTTAATAGTACGGGAGTACCTTGTTCAGTTTTCGATGCCCTTACAGGTGAGAGGGTAACAGGACGTGTAACTACTACTACGAATGCCCAGGGTATATTTAGTATACCTCTATGGCCAAATGATCGTGGTGAGGTAGCTAGCCAGTATACTTGTATAATTGACTCGTATGGTGCGACGCCCTTCTCAGCAGGTGTGCCATCGGGGTCCCAGACCCTAACTTGGCTTCAATTTAAAACTTCAGGATTGCCTATTACTCCCCAGGTAGTAACAGCTATTACTGCGTATATCACTCAGTTAGAAGCCGATGTAGCATTAACTCATGCTGATGTAGTTTTAACTCATGCTGATGTAGTTTTAACTCATGCTGATGTAGCATTAACTCATGCTGATGTAGCATTAACTCATGCTGATGTAGTTTTAACTCATGCTGATGTAATAACTGCTGGAACCAACGCAGGCACAGCAACAACTCAAGCTGGCACAGCAACAACTCAAGCGGGTATTGCATCTAGTGCGGCTTTAACAGCAACAAACGCAGCGGCAGCATTAGACGCGGCTTTGGCATCCTTCCGCAGTAAGTATCTTGGCAGTTTTACCACTGATCCCACCCTTGATGGTAACGGAAATGCTTTAGTTTCAGGAGCAGAATACTTCAATTCCGTTTCTACTAAACTACGGTTCTATTCCGGTACGGCTTGGGTAGATTACGATGCCACCGCTCAAGTTGAAATGAGCAATGCAGCTCTATCCGCAATAGCGGCAGCAGGTAGCGCATCGGCAGCAGGGACATGGGCAACGGCTGCAGCGGCATCACTCGTAGCAGCCACAACACAAGCGGCTCTGGCAACGACAAACGGACAGGCTCAGGTTACTTTAGCAACAACTCAATCAAATAACGCCGGAACATTTGCCTCCGCAGCATCATCGAGCGCAGCCACTGCCCTACAGGCAGCGGGAACAGCAACTCAGTACAGTACCGCCCTCGCAGCGATTGCCAGTCAGACGGCGATTGTTCCTGCCGCGACGGTGACGGGGTTTAATGGTACGGTAGTCGCATCCTATATCTACGACACTCGCACTGAATCAGACGGCGGGGCTTGGCGTAAGCGTTGCCAGAATACCTCTTGGTACAATGAGACTGTTTACGGGAAGTACTTGGGTGAGTGGAAAGATGAAGCCACAGCCAGAACTATAGGTAATTCTGTATATGGGCCTGAGTTGGTCGTTAATGGACAGTTTAATTCAGATGTTAGCAGTTGGTTCGCTCAGACAGGAAATCCTGTATATGGCTCCACCATAGCCTACAGTAATGGTACCTTGCAAGTAACTCCTAATGGTACTTTTGGCATAGCTTATCAGACACTCTCCGGGCTAGTCTCAGGCAATGTGTATCGTGTCTCAGCACAATCTGTTCCAGGCGCTAGATTTGATATATCTCTCAACCCCGGGTATCCTAATGGAAACGCATTCTTCAGCTCTACTACGAATTCCGCAGGTATAGTGGAAGGATATTTTGTGGCAAGCTCTGCACCTACGTACGTAGCGTTATTTTCTTTGGTCAGCACAACAACTTCTTGGGATAACATCTCAGTCAAACAAGTAACCGCCCAGAACGCCACAACCACCGACTACTTTCACAATACCACAGACGGCAAGTTCTACGCACTGAAGGCCACATCAGGTGTAACTGAGGTTTTCCGTGGCAATCGTAGAGAATTCCCAGAAGTTGTTGCCATAACTGCTGAAGCTGGTCGCGTGATTATCTGGGATTTGACGGATAGTAGTAGGCCTATGTGGCGTTCATTTCCGCCAAATGTTGGTGTATTTGCAAGCATAGGGGTTGGTAGCTATTTACTTACTAGTATTTCTGCCATACATGGTCAGATGTTTATTGGCGTTGGTGGTGCGGCAGGTTCTGGTATTTTTATTGCAAATTTTATACTTGACAGATTTAACATATATTCGAGTGCTGGCTATTATGGAGGGGCTCCCGGAACTATAGGTGGTTCACAGCTAGCCCAGTCCCCTACTATAAAAATTAGTAACGTATCCCTGATCAATAATATCGTCAACTCCATCGCAGCCACAGTCCTTCCAAACGCACCCATAGACCCTGCGACTGGTCTGCCTATACCTACTATTTACGTTGGAACTGCAGGTGGAGTCTCACGAATCGCAGATGATGGTACTGTTAGCTCAACTGCTTCACAGAATGTTCAAAAAGTAGTGATTGATGGAATATTTGTAAAGGCATCGTCGGGCGCAAATAACGCTGTGGCGTCATGGCTGCTTACTGATGCCCTGCCTACTGGTTCTGGCGCCACATATATAAATAATGCTGGCTGGAATAAGGCAACCTACTATTCGACAAGTGGTTCAATTCCTGCAATTCTTGGGGCGAATGGGCAGGCTGTTAGAGGTGTGATTGGCGCATACACTGGGCTTGCCTT